TAGTTGAAGATGTAGTTACATTGCGCTGGGAGCAGCCTGTTGTTATTGCAGAAGGCATCATAGATAGTACTAATGACATTCCTGATGATCTTGAAGCTATGACTAAAAGGCAACTTGAAGAATATGCCCGCGGCTTTGGCGTAGAACTTGACCTCAGTTTATCGAGAAAGGCACTATTAGACGAAGTACTCTCATTAGTAAAAAGATAATTAAATGAATAATGATGATTTACTGGAAGAAGATCTAGTAATATTTGCAGCAAAACACTACTACTCACCTTTAGGTAAAATAGACCCTGAAGAGTTTTATGCAGATTTGAAAAGATTTAAATATATCAAGCGCCTTGTTAATAGGCATTTGGAAACTGGTGCATTAGCAGAGCGCTTGATATTAAACCATCTTATAGTCATTTTCAATGTATTTGGAAACTATGGCGCTATTAGGATTTTAGGTTTAAAACTTACCGATGAGCAATGGACTGTAGTTAAGCCGTTTCTCCAGTTTTTGAAATATGTTCGTGATAACCAACTATCTGACATTGAATCAGATCAGATAGTAGTAGATAAACTTAAGAGGATATAATGGGTATTATCAAACGCGCCGGTGATTTAGTCTATACATTTAGATTTCTCACATTGCTTACTACACCATTCGATAAAACGAAAGCGTTTGAAGCTGGTATTATTGATGCTGATGGTAAACGCAACAAGCAATTTAATACAAATACTATTGAAGACCGCGACGCATATAAGAACTTTTATACTCCTTTCCATAGACTTGTATTTAATGTAAAACGTCTTATGGCCAAAGCGCCTGGTGGAAGCAGCAGTATTGCTTCATATGCTGCCGGCTTATATCTTATTAAAGAAAACTATAGCGTATCAGAGAAGAAGATCCTTAAAGGTCTTGCCGATATTGGTATTGATTCAACAGATTTACTTGCAGAAGAAAATCAGTGGTTTGTATTAGAAAATAATCAGTTATCACCTGGCGTCTATATTTTAAAAAATGAAAAAATCATTGATAACGTTGATATAATGGTTGCCAAAGGATCTAAAGTTAAAGTCGCTGAAGATTCTTTCCCAGTTGGCGATATTTTTGGAATGAATATTTATGAAGCGACTCATATTAGGACAAATAAAAAAGTGTACATTACTTCATCGGAGATTGTTAGATGAAACCAGAATGTGAAAAATGCGCAGAATATGGCTCTGAGTTCTGTAAAGATTGCCTTAATGAAAAAGAAATAGAAAACGAGCATCCTAACTGCGGTACTCCTGATTGCTGCGGCGAATGTGAAACTGCTTTTTGTAATGATTGTTTAACTGAAAGCAAAATGACACAAGCGCAGCTAAGTTCACTAGAAAAAATTCTAGACAAAGCATTTGCCCGTCTTGGTATTGATATTAACTTCACTAAACACTTCTTTGATCGTGTAAACGATGTGCGTAACAAAGAGCAAATCACACCAAAAGAAATCGCTCTTTTGTTTAAAAAAGAATATGTGAAATACGGAAAGCCGATTTCAAAGTTGCCTCCTGGCTCGGAAGCTGTTATGAAAGACCTTGAATCAGACATTAACATTCCATTCGTAATCAAATACGATGCAAAGAACAAAGAAATAGATTTGGTCGCAAAGACTATTATGCGTAAGAAAAACTTCACATCACCAGACAAAACATATCCCGTTGAGCAAGTCACACTTGATGAGGGTGTTAATGATCCAGCAATCTTTAAAGCAGTATTTCTTGCTGGTGGTCCAGGTTCTGGTAAGTCTTTTGTCGTGGGCAAAACAGCGCTCACTGCGCTTGGATTTAAAGTAGTTAACTCTGATGACGCATTTGAGCGTGGTCTTAAAAACGCAAATATGGATATGACTCCAGAGAATATCTACTCTCCAAAAGGTCAAGAGATTCGTAACAAAGCAAAAGCTCTTACAAAGAATAGACAGCAAGGTTATTTGAATGGTCGTCTCGGTCTTATCATTGATGGCACGGGCAAAGACTACGGAAAAATCACAAATCAAGCAGACGAACTCAAACGTCTAGGTTATGAAGTCGCTATGATTTTCGTTAACACAGATGAAGATACTGCACTCAAGCGCAATCAAACGCGCGGGCGTTCACTTCCAGACGCTACTGTATCAAAGATGTGGAAAGACGTTCAAAAGAACTTGGGTAAGTTTCAGAACTACTTTAGACAGAAAATATTTATTGTTGACAACTCAGAAGACTCGAATTTTGAGGGAGCTGTTATGTCAACATACAAAGCTATATCTGCGTGGTCAAAAACAAAGCCAGCATCAAAAGCAGCGACTGGATGGATCAAAAGTCAACGTCCGGTAAAAGAAGAGCTTGGTATGACTACGGCATCTGCAGGCATTCCACAGGATACAAAAGACATGGGACCTCGTTTCAAAGCACACAATGTCACTGACAGACGCCGCAGAAAAGACAAGTCGCCAGTTGTTCTAAAAAGATTTAGGAAGTATATGGAAGAAAAATAATGCTTAAGATTTATATTTTTCTAGCAGTATTGGCAGTATTTGGTGGTATAGGTTACGGTGCATACGCATACTATACTAGCACTCAGGCAACTATTGCATTATTAAGAGAAAACAACACAAAGCTTGTTATTGCTGCAGAAACACTACAAGATACTATTGATCAAATGGAAGCGAACCAAGCTCGAAATGAAGAACTTAATAAAGAGTTATCTTCTGCTCTTCAGAAAGCTGAAGGTAAACTTGACGGACTTCGTAAACGTTTTAGTCAAATTGATATTGTTCGTGAAGCTCAAGCTGAACCAGACAAAATGGCAGAGAGAATCAATCGTGCCGTTGATAGACTTAGAGAGGAATTGATGAATGAAACATCTACTGTGGATAGTTCCAGCAACACTGATTCTGAGTAGTTGCGGTGCGGGGTCTATTGACGAAAAGATCGTAACGCAAACAAAATACACAAAGCAAAATATTCAGATTCAAGAGAGACCTAAACCTGTTGACTTTCCTGATACTGAATGGTTTGTGGTATCAGAAGAAAACTTTGATGAAGCCATAAAGAAAATTGAAGAACATGGTGGATCAGTTACCTTTATGGCTATTACGCCTAAGGGTTATGAAAACCTATCTATCGGTGTGGCCGAACTCCGTAGATATATCCTTCAACAGAAGGAAATTATTGCTTACTATGAAAAAGCAATAGAAGGCCCTACCCCTAAAAAATAATACAATATGTAGTAACATTTTATCTGGTTTCTGTAATAAACGCGGTTTACGGAAACCATAAAGCAATATATAATACTACCATAGACAATTTAAAATGTTTCAGAATAGCAATATTCTGAGGGGCCGCCTTATTCGCTTTTTGCTGCAGGAGAAATAGATGCTATTCGAAGAACAAATTTCCAGAAAACCAAATCACTATCCATGGACTAATGACTTTATTGAGGCCATTTGGAGTGGCTTTTGGACGCCTGAAGAGTTTAATTTTACGTCAGACTATTCTAATTTTAAGACAGATATGAATGCTCAAGAGAGACAAATTCTAATCCGTACACTTTCTGCCATTGGCCAAATTGAAGTAGCTGTTAAGACTTTTTGGTCTAACCTAGGCGATAACTTGCCACATCCCGCGTTGCGCGATCTCGGTTATGCGATGGGCAACTCAGAAGTTATTCACAATATGGCATATGAGAAACTCCTAGAAGTTCTACAGCTAAATGATATCTTTGAAGAAAATCTAAAAGATCCGGTTGTATCTGGACGTGTGGATTATTTGCGTAAGTACCTATCAAAGGTTTACAAAGATGATAAAAAGCAGTATATTTACGCTATCACACTATTCACTTTGTTTGTTGAAAATGTATCACTATTCTCACAGTTCTATATCATTCTTCATATGAATAAGAATAAAGGTATTCTCAAAGATACAGCACAGCAAGTAAAGTATACGCGTAACGAAGAAATGTTGCATGCTCAAGTTGGTATTAAACTGATCAATACAATGCGTCAAGAATACCCAGAGCTTTTTGACGCTGAAATGGAAGAGCGTATTGCTCATGAGTGTGAAGAGTCTATTCGTTGCGAATCAGAAGTAATCCGTTGGATTATGGGCGATTACGAAGAAAAGGGTTTGAACTCAGATATTCTTGTCGAGTTCATTAAAAAACGTATGGTTGAGTCACTAGAGCAAATTGGCTTTAACCACAATATTACATATGACGAACATCTGATTAAGGAAACCAAGTGGTTTGACGAGGGTTTATACGGAACCAACATGGTTGACTTTTTCAATGGCAGACCAGTAGACTATGCCCGTGGTCAAGGCATCTCAGCAGACGATTTATTTTAAGGAAACATAAATGGCATTTAAATGGCTAAACAATGACTCACGGACATTCCTCAGCCGTGGGTATCTACAACCAGGCGTGACTCCTGAAAACCGCATCCGTAAAATTGCTGAAGCGGCTGAAGAAATTCTAGATCAACCTGGCTTTGCCAAAAAGTTCTATGACTATATGAGTATGGGGTTTTATAGCCTATCCTCTCCAGTATGGTCAAACTTCGGGGAAGAAACAGGACTTCCGATTTCGTGTAATGGCGTTTTGGTTGAAGACTCTATTGAAGAGATCCTACAAAAAACAGCAGAAGTAGGTGTACAGACAAAGCTTGGAGCTGGAACATCTGGGTTCTTTGGCAACATTCGACCTCGTGGAAGTCACATTAAAGGAGGAGGAAAAGCTGATGGACCTGTTCATTACCTACGCATGTTTGACGTTGGCACTGACGTTATTTCTCAAGGTACCACTCGCCGTGGGGCTTTTGCTGGTTATCTTAACATTGATCACCCTGATATCATGGAATTCCTAGAGATCCGTGAACCTGGTGCAGAAATTCAAAATATCAGTCTAGGCATAACCATTCCCGATGAGTGGATGCAATCTATGATTGATGGAGATACAGACAAGCGTAATATTTGGGCAGCAGTGCTTCGTAAACGTAAAGAAACTGGCTACCCATATCTGTTCTTCTCTGATACGGTTAATGATAACAAACCTCAGGTTCTTAAAGACAAAAACCTTCCCATTTGGGCATCAAACCTTTGTTCAGAAATTGCACTTCCATCAAGTGTAGAATGGACATTTGTATGTAACCTATCATCTATGAACCTTGCTACATGGGATAAGTGGAAGTATACTGATGCGGTTGAAACGCTGACTTATTTCCTTGATGCTGTTATGGAAGAATATATCCGTAAGACAGATGGGCTACGTTTCATGGAATCAGCTAACTTGTTTGCAAAGACTTGGCGAGCACTCGGTATTGGTCAGCTTGGTTGGCATACACTTCTACAAAAGAAACGTATCCCGTTTGAGTCATTCCGTGCCCTTGAACTTACTGAAGAAATTAGTAAGTTTATTGACGAGAAATCTCTTGAAGCTTCTAAAGAGATGGCAGAGGAATATGGCGTTCCTTCAGGCCTTATGGGATATGGTATTCGTAACCTTACACGTTGTGCTATTGCTCCTACAACATCTTCTAGCTTTATTCTTGGACAAGTATCACCATCAATTGAACCACTTGCATCAAACTATTTTGTAAAAGATCTTGCTAAAGGTTCATTCACTTATAAGAACCCGCATCTTATGGCAGTTCTAGAAGGATATTCTAAGAACAATGATGAAACGTGGGATAGCATTTTGATGAAGAAAGGTTCTGTACAACACTTGGACTTCTTGACGCAGAACGAACGTGATGTGTTTAAAACTTTCTCTGAGATTAGTCCTATTAACGTAGTACAACAAGCCGCTGCAAGACAGACATATATAGATCAGAGCCAGTCTTTGAACTTGATGATTCCGCCTTCAGCTTCTGCTAAAGATGTTAACGCGTTGATTATTGAGGGATGGCGGCTTGGCATTAAAACATTTTATTACCAGCGGTCGTCAAATCCTGCACAGGAACTTGTTAGGGATATTTTGACATGCGTCAGTTGCGAGGCATAAATTGAAAATAGCAGAATATATTTGCGAATGTGATTACTGCGGCTCGGAAACCCGAGTCGTGGTAATTAACGAAAGAGAAGAACCATTGTTTTGTTCTATGTGTGGCCAAGAATCTGGCCATGCTTTCCTTGATGGAGAAGAAGATAGCGATGACTAACTATCACATACTGAAAAACTTACCTCAAGAATTTTTAGATTTAATAAAAGAAGAATGGCTAATTGCCAAACCAAATCTTAAAAATTCTGCTGATTTTCGCTATGTAGTTGCTGATAAAAATCAGGATTATGTGCTTATTAATAAATCTCATAAAATTTATGACATTGTAAATAAATTTATTAGTGTTCCACATGAAGGTTTGTCATTCCTCATTAATAATCCAAATACCGGGTTGGGTCCAGTCCATATTGATGCTTCAAGAATGTGTGCAATTAATATTCCGCTTGAAGTAGACTTTATTAACTCGTGTTTTTTTATTGAAAATCAGGAATGCACTGAAAGACCATTCCATAACCAAGATGGACAATTGCATCCCGGAACTAAGCGATTTTTATATGAACCTCAAAAATATGATTATTATAACTCTAGAGAACCAGTGTTAATGAATACTAAAAAGACTCATGGTTTTTTTAATTATTCAAATAATTCGCGTGTACTGTTTAGTATCTCATTTACACGACCATACGAGGAAGTATTATCGGAGATAATTAGCAATGACTGAATATAACAAATATCCAAATATGAAAATCCTACATAATATGCCGCAAGATTTTATTGATCTTTGCGTCAATTTATGGGAAACAACTAAAGATGACGCTGTAAATGGACTTAATGGCAACAGAATTTACGTCGACGATCACGTGGAAAAGTTTATTGAGTTTAATTCTGAAGAATTAAACAGCCGCTTTGAAGAAATATTTGGTCTTAAAGTTTGGGGAACTATGTGGCTTATAAGTCATGCTAATATAGGAATGGTGCCTATTCATATTGATAGCAATAGGCCTGTTGGAATTAATATCCCCATATCAGTAGATTTAAATAATAGCTGCTTTTTTATTGCAAATCAGGAATGCACGCGACGAGCCCTATATCCCGGAGAAGTTCCAGAAGATAGAGTTGAACATGCTGTAAGATACGAATATGAGCCTGAGAAATACGATTGGTATAATGTAGAAAAACCTTTAATACTTAATGCATGGGCCGCGCATGGATATTTTAATCGAGCGAAAGAACGGCGAGTAATGCTAAGTATTTCCGTTGAAGGATTGTATGAGGAAATTTTACCTAAGATCCCGCTTGAGTTATACACCTAGTTTAGCGTTCCATATATAGTACGTAATGACACTTAATGGATTGTTGACGAACATATGTGGTACTATAATAATGAGGCCTACGAGCCGTCTGAAGGAGACCTAAAAGAGTGGGTGGGATTTGTTTATGTTATTACCGATAAATCCAATAATAAGATGTATGTTGGAAAGAAGACGTTTTGGTCTAAACGAACATTACCGCCGCTCAAAGGCAAAACCCGTAAAAGAAGAAGCGTTGTTGAATCAGATTGGAAATCCTATTATGGATCCTCCGATCTGGTTAAGCAATTGTTACTTGAGGCCGGGGAACAGAACTTCCATCGTGAAATATTATACTTTTGTAAATCGAAGGGAGAGATGGGATATCTCGAAGCCAAAGAGCAGTTTGATAGAAATGTATTGTTAGATGATAACTATTACAATGGCATCATTAACTGCAAAATACACAGAAGCCATGTAAAAAGTTTAAAATAAAAATTATATTTAGGTGT